GTTTTCTTTTGTGCAAGCAGAGGACGGCATACGCGTTCGTGATGGTACTGGAGTTCAGACGTTTGCTCTTCCGATCTCAAATCTGCTTCGACAAGTACACAGCTCAGAGCATTGCCGACAAGTTGTCTAATGCTGGCTGCATGGTGCAAGATATCTCTGGCGCTTCGTTCTATCAGGCTTGCGGTGACTTGCTCGATGGCTTGGTAAATCTTAGGGTCGTGCATTCGGGGCAACAAAATTGGGTTCAACAGATGAATAACTGCGCAGCTAAAGTTAACGACTCGGCTTGGCGCATTGTTAAGCGAAAGTCTGCTGGAGATGTCTCTGGCGCTATCGCTACTGCGATGGTTGTCCATATGCTTTACAAACCACAACAGGTAGCGGCTATTTACAGCGATTAACACTACATGTAGTGTATAATTGACCCCTATGGGTATCTTCTCGCGTAAGCCGCAGGTAATTGAAGCGCAATACGCGCCACAGGTAATGGGTGAGAACCTTCCAAGCATCTATAACACTTTGGTCGCTCGTGTATCTCGACATGACGCAATGTCGATCCCTAGCGTTGCTCGCGCTCGTAACTTAATCTGTGGAACTGTCGCATCTATTCCGCTCGAGTATTACAAGTCATCCACCGGCGAAGTTATCGCACCGCCTCGATGGATCAAGCAACTTTCAAAATCTCAGCCTTCTTTCGTTACCCTTACTTGGATCGTTGACTCGCTTCNNCTAATACTCGCGTAACCTTTACTACTGATCTCTATGGCATAACTGTTACTCAGTACTACATTGACGCAAGCCCAGTCGATATGAATGACATCGTTACTATTCAAGGCTTCGATGAAGGCGTTCTAGATCGTGGCGGCCGTACTATTCAAGCCGCAATAGATGTTGACCGCGCAGCAGCTCAGAACTCATCTAATCCTCAACCTGCTGGCTTCTTGAAGAACTCAGGCGCAGACTTGCCGCCTAATGAAGTTCAAGGCTTAATCGCTGCATGGAAGCGCGCTCGTCAAAATAACTCTACTGCTTACCTAACATCTACTTTGGATTATTCTCCAGTTGCTTTTAGCCCTAAAGACATGATGTATAACGAAGCGATCCAGAACCTTAGCACTCAGATCGCTCGCGCAATGAATGTGCCGGCTTATTACCTTTCAGCCGATCAAAATACCACCATGACTTATGCGAATGTCCAAGATGAACGCAAGCAGTTCTATGCGCTATCTATCGAACCTTATGTTCAAGCGATCCAGTCTCGTTTATCTATGGACGATATTTCAACCAGCGGACATGAGGTTCGCTTTGCTGTCTATGACACCTTCCTGAAGAACGATCCGCTGGTTGAACTACAAGTAATCGAGAAGCTGCTAACTCTCGGACTTATTACAACCGAGCAAGCAATGGAAATGTCTGATCTGACTCCTAACGGAAGCGAAGGAATAAGTTAAATGAAAGAACTCATAATCGAGGCTTCCTCGATCGAATGTAGCGAAGATCGCCGCGAAATCTCAGGCAAGATCGTACCTATGGGAACTGGCGAAATTGGTCAGACCAACATGGGCGGCGTTGTCTTTGAAGCAGGATCTATCAACATTGAAGATGTATCTAAGATCAAGTTGCTATCTCAGCATGATATGAAGAAGCCAGTCGGTCGCATGATCGCGGCTGAAACTCGCGCAGATGGCATCTATGCAACCTTTAGGTTGAGTCGCAGCCAAGCAGGTTCTGACGCGATGATTATGGCAAGCGAAGGACTGGTCTCAGGTCTGTCAGTGGGTGCAGAAATCGTCGCATCTAAGCCATCGCGTAACGGCCACATCGTCGTAACCGCAGCAAAACTAAAAGAAGTTTCTCTCGTAACTGAGCCAGCGTTTAAGTCTGCTCAAGTATTAGAGATCGCAGCCGAAGAAGTAATTCCTGAGGCTGAACCAAACACACCAACAGAAAGCGAGGCGGTCGTGGAAAATACTCCAGACACCGTAGCAGCACCAGAAGTTGAGGCAACGGCTGTTGAAGCCGCTCGCCCAACTGTAGTAGCAAACCTACAAGTGAAAGAGCGTACTGCTCCTATCACTTCAGCACAGTATCTCGAAGCATCTATCAAAGCAGCAATGGGTGATGACTCAGCTCGTCGCACAGTTCTTGCCGCTGACGATACAACTTCAACAAACACAGGCTTAACACTTCCACAGCACCTAAACGAGTTCGTAACTACAACTTTCACAGGCCGCCCAGCGTTCGAAGCCGTCACACGCAATGCCCTTCCAGCTTCAGGAATGTCTTTCACAATTCCTAAGTTGGGTACTGCTCCAACTGTTGCAGATGCAGACGAAGCAGCATCTATCTCAACAACCGGCATGACTTCAACTTACGACACAGTAACTGTTAATAAGTTCGCTGGTCGAAATGTTGTTTCATGGGAACTCATCGACCGCTCATCTCCTGCGTTCATGGATCTCCTAATGACTGAACTCCGCAAGGCATACGAAGCATCAACAGACTCTGCACTTATCGCAGCGTTCACAGCTTCAGGAACTCAGGCTACAGGCGTTGCAGCAACAGCAGCAGGTCTCCAGTCATACATCTCAGTAGAAGCAGCCAAGGCTTACAAGGCAACCGGCGGCAACTACGCTAACAAGTTGGTTGCATCGACTGACCAATGGGCTGCCATCACAGGATACGCAGACACAACAGGTCGCGCACTCTACTCAGCACAAGGCGCAACATACAACGCCTCAGGCGCAGTAGTTCCAACTTCAGTCATGGGATCTGTATTAGGCACCTCGCTTATCGTGGATCACAATATTTCAGTATCAGGCATCGTTGACGAGTCAGCGTTCTTGGTTGCTCCAGAGTCAGTTTATGTCTGGGAGTCACCAACAACACAACTCCGCCTCAATGTCTTGACCACAGGCGAAATCGAAATCGCACTCTACGGATACCTAGCAATTGGCGTCCTAAAGGGTGGCGCTGGCGTTCGTCGCTTCAACCTAGCCTAATAGGTAACTAAGTCGCTGGTGGCCTAGTGCCCTTCTAGGCCACCAGTCTTTAGAAAGAGGATCAAATGTCATACACAACAGTTGCAGAGTTACGCACAGCGCTTGGCGTTGGCACACTCTACGCTGATGCAACCCTTCAAGAGGTTTGCGATGCTGCTGACAATGTGTTGATCCCTTTTCTATGGACTAACTCGACTCCAGTAATTGGGCATAGCAACACAGCTAATACCGGCACTTCATACTTTACAGATTATGTAAATGATGTGTTTTATGTCGGCCAAACTTTGGTTTTTACTGGATGCGGTTCAAAGCACAATGGATCAAAGACGCTGACTGGCGTTGGCGAGCATTCAGTCACTTATGCAATATCTGGCAACAACAACACACCTACGACTTACCACCCAATTAACCCTTATGGCTCAGCGGCAGCAGACACTTATGTTGATTACTCAACTATTCCTGCTATCCAAGAAGCAAGCCTTATGATCTCGATCGACATCTGGCAGAGCCGCCAAGCACCTTCAAGCGGCGGAGTTACAGTTGACGGATACGCTCCCAGCCCTTTCCGCATGGGTAATACTTTACTTGCTCGCGTTCGTGGATTACTCGCTCCATACCTTGCACCAGGCTCGATGGTTGGCTAACCATGACTGCGGCTATATCAACCCTTCGCGCCACTATTGCAGCAGCGCTAGTCGATAACTCACTCTGGTCAGTATTCTCCTTCCCACCAGCTACGCCTATCGCTAACAGCATCGTCGTTAGTCCTGCTGACCCTTATGTAACTCCAAGCAACAATTCGCGCAACACTATCGCGCCACTTGCTAACTTTAATTTAAATGTGTTCGTACCGTTGCTCGATAATGAAGGCAACTTAAATGGAATTGAGGAAATGCTAGTTGCTATGTTCAACAAACTAGCGGCTTCCTCGATCGTCTATAATGTAGGAGATGTGAGCGCACCTAGCGAGCTCAATGCTGCATCAGGCGATCTACTGACTTGCTCAATGCAAGTCTCAGTCCTAACGAGTTGGAGTTAGACCATGAATGAATGGGAAAAGGAAAACGAAGCGTTCCTGATCAAGATCGGTCAGAACGCTCCAGCAGCACCACAACCAAAGACAACCAAGAAAGACGAGGAATAAGCCGTGGCAGTATTTCTAAACAATGGTGTGTCTGTTACGGTCAACTCAGTTGATCTTTCAGACCACGTTACAGCAGTAACAATTAACCGCACTTTCGATGAACTCGAAGTTACAGCGATGGGCGATACAGGTCATAAGTTCGTTAAGGGCTTAGAGGCATCATCAGTAACTATCGACTTCCTCAACGACACAGCAACCGGCAAAGTCCTTCAGACTCTCCAAGCTGCTTGGGGTACTTCAGTAACAGTCGTACTAAAGCAGACTTCAGCCGCCGTATCAGCGACTAACCCTTCTTACACAATGTCTTGCCTAATCAACAACACAACCGACATCAACGGTTCTGTAGCAGATATCGGCACACAGTCAGTAACATGGACAGTCAACGGCGCGATCGCAGTAGCGACAGCGTAATAAACTAACTAAGGGGCAAACATGGCAAAACTAAAGGTAACAAGGGCAGACGGAAGCGTTAACGAGTACCAGATCACTCCAGCGATCGAGTACGCCTTCGAGCAATATGCGAAGAAGGGTTTCCATAAAGCCTTTAGAGATGACGAAAAACAGTCTGATGTTTATTGGTTGTGCTGGGAAGCCATTCGTCGCTCGGGTGAAAGCGTAAAGCCTTTTGGTGAGTCGTTCCTTGAGACATTGACGCGAGTCGAGGTCTTAGACGATGACCCTTTGGCGTAACGCGAGAGTCCTTCACCTATCTCGTTGCGAGATTATCGCTCGAGACTGGGCTCTCGCCTCAGACTTTAATTGAACTAGATCACACGATGTTTAGGACTTTATTACAAGCCCTGAAAGACAGAGCGAAGGAGCAAGCTGATGCCAACAGAAGTAAAAGGCGCAGATAAACTCCGTAAAGCCTTAAAACAATTTGAGCCTGATCTAGCCAAAGAGACAACTAAAGAACTGGGCTTCTTGCTCAAGCCGATCACCGCTAAGGCTCGGGGCTATATGCCATCTGAGTCACCGCTAAGCGGTTGGGCAGAACGTCCAGACGGTAAAGGCAAGTTTCCAACCTTTAACCCGACTATCGCCAAGCGCGGTATTTCATATAAGACAACTCCTAGCCGCCCTAATCGTCGTGGCTGGCGTTCTCTCGTTTCCATCGTTAACAAGTCCGCCGCCGGTGCGATCTATGAAACAGCAGGGCGCAAGAACCCAGGCGGTAACTTCTCACCTCGACTTAATGGCGATCTAAAAGGCCGAGACAAAATGCAAGGTCGCGCCATCTTTCGTGCATGGGATGAAGATCAGGGCAAAACTCAAGGCGCAGTTATCAAAGCCATTGAGTCATCTGCCACTAAGTTTAATAACAGAACTCCAAAGGTGAACTAATGGCCGCTAATGTCAAGATAGATATCGCCGCCGAGTTCGTCGGCAAGAAAGCCTTTACCGATGCAGTTAAACAGACCGTCGGTTTAAACAACCAAGTTAAAACACTTGCTAAGTCTTACTTAGGTTTATTTACCGCTCAGCGTTTAGGGCGCGCTGGCTTTAATGCCGCTAAAGCCTTTGCAGCAGACGATAAGGCAGCCAGAGTATTAACTCAGTCGCTTGATAACTTGGGTTTAGCCTTTGCAGATCCTTCAGTTAAGAACTTTATAGCCGATCTAGAGAAGCAGTTCGGAGTCCTAGACGATCAACTTCGTCCAGCCTTTCAGCGTTTATTAACCACAACTGGCGATGTTGCTAAGTCTCAGTCCTTGCTTCGCACAGCCCTAGATCTTTCAGCAGCTAGTGGCCAAGATGTTGTAACCGTTGCCGGTGATCTTTCTAAAGGTTATGTGGGTCAGACTCGCGCACTTGCTAAGTACG